ATTGCTTTCGGAGGTTGAGGCATTGCTGGCGCTAGTGGAAGCCTCTGATGCTTTGGTTGTTGCCGTAGAAGCACTCGTAGACGCACTGGATGCGCTTGTAGCGGCTTCTGAGGCTTTAGTAGTAGCAGTGGCAGCAGATGTGCTTGCGTTGCTCTCAGCAGTCTCTGCGTTCGTCTCAGCGGTTTCAGCATTAGTTTCTGCTGTAGATGCTGCTGTGGCGCTAGTGGCTGAAGCTGTAGCTGAGTTAGCTGAGGCAGTAGCACTGTTGGCTGCTGCTGTTGCGTACTGTGCAACACCTGTCGCGCTGTTAGCTGCGTTGGTGGCTGATGTACTTGCTGCTGCTGCTTTGGTTGTTGCGGTTGTTGCGGAATCGCTGGCGCTTACGGCACTAGCGGCTGCATCGCTTGCTTTCGTAGTGGCTACAACAGCTTGGGCAGTAACTAAGTTAAGAGTGGAGTCTGTGTTGGAATCTCCAGCACCTCCATCTCCTCTAAATATAGCCATTGTAGCTCCTACGGAAACAAAAGAAAAAGAAAGGGGACTCCGAAGAATCCCCAGTTTGTTACTTGCTTAGCCTAAGACTGCTAGGGTAAAGCCTGCTTCTGGACGCATAACCTGAACACCGTACAGAGTATCAGCAGTATAAAGAGTTCCAAGGAATTCCTGCTTGTACTGAGTCTGTGAACGTACTGCCTGCTGCTCTGCAAGAACATTAGTGTCCTTGTGGATCATCTGAGCACCACGTACAGTGGCTCCACCAGTAGTGTCAATAACAGGCACGTTAGATGATACAAACACATCTACGCCGTACAAGTTACCAATCTTACCAGTTTCTACAGTTTTGCCATTAACAAAGTCAGTAGAAGTATAACGCTCAACGCCCATGATAGCGTTACGCAGAGAAGGAGGTACGATAAAGCTACGACCGTCCATAGGTACGTCTGCATCATCCATCTTCTGAATAAGCTCACGGAAAGCTACGTCTGTAAACGCGCCAATGTCAGCAGCACCGTCGATGTCGAATGCTTCAAGAGTACCTTGAGTAGCACCAGCAGCAGCAACGATCTGGAAAGCAGCACTAGTGGCCCAAGAGCTACCGTCACCGTTACCAAACTTCTTACCTAGAGTAAAGAGGTCGTTGTCTACCTGCTTTGCCAAGCCGTAACCTGCATCACCAGTGTAGAACTGACGAAGAGAAGATAGAGCCTGTACTTCAGTAATGTCTTCAATCATACGAGAGAATTCAAAGTGCTTGTCGATGTTGATCAAGACTTCGCTTTCTACGCTGCTCTGAATAGTTACAGCAGTGCCTTCGGTCTTAGCGTGAGCTGAACCACGAGTAGGCTTAGGGACGTGAATGGTGTCGCCTTTCTTGCCTGTCATGCTCATCTTCTTTACAAGATTAGCTAGTACTAAGTTAGTCTGGTAAGCGGCGATTACTTCGTCACTCCAGATTTCTGGGATAAATTTAGCGGCAGTAGTGTTGTCTACCAATCCGCCCATGTTGGGATATACTGATGTAGCCATAACAAATTTCCTTTAAGAGAATAGTTTAACGGACTCTCCCTGTAGCATACGCTTGAGTAATCTCGTCACTCAAAGACAAATATCGTTCAGGGTCGTCCTTCATAAGTTTAATAATGTCTGAGCGTCTATAGACTTTACGTGAGTTAGCTTCTCCACTACCAGCAGTGTTGCCGTTAGAGGCATTTTTAACAGCTTTCTTACGCTCTGTCTTCTCTGTAGCCACTGTCTGATTAATAGCTCCTTGACGTTCCTTCCAATTACTAAAAAGCTCATCAGCAGCGTCATAATCATATTGTGTATCAGCTTGAGCAAACAACTGTGTACGAATCTTAGAACCTTTAATCCACTCTACAAACTTAGGGTCTGAAACAATATCCTGCATTTCAGGATGCTTGTTAGTAAGCTGACTCATAGCTGTTGACTGTTTGTACTGCTGAGTTTGTTTCTCAGCGGCTTTGATTGAAGGGTGATTCTTAATAGCCCTTGCTACTGCTTTATCTGGATCAGAGAAAAAGTCTATGTCTTCTTCAGTTTCTTCGGGTGTTGATGTTGTGTCGAGTTGTGTCTGTATGTAGCTATCAACTACTGAACGAAGTTCTCCAACTTCACTGCTCTGGCGGCCTAAGAGTTTCTCAGCCTCCTGATGCATCCTTACAATATCCGCAGTGGACTTTCCTTTATACTTGTCAGGGATGTCGTTTTCAGGGCTTGCCTCTTGTTCTACAACAGGTTCCTCTGTAAACTGACTTACTTCTTCTTCGTTAATATCTTCTGGACGCTCGTCGTGTAATGTTGCCATTATATAAACTCCGTGAGTATTCTCATTGTGGAGATGTGTTATGTAAGGATTCGGTTAAGAGTTAGCCTTACGCTCTTGTGCTAACTTCTGCGCTCTATTCTGCATCCACTTTTTAGTAGCTGCTGGTGAGTCACCATTGAGAGGACATAGTTTAATGCGCGGAGCTGTTAGTATTTTTTTAGACATTTTGCCACATACTGAACATGGTATGTCTAAAGTATCAGTAGAGACGAAGCGTTCTGTTGTATGATCGTCTTCGCATCTAAAGTCAAATAAGAGAGCCACTAGTGTGTGCTCTCCTGATCTTCTTCTGCTGAGTAGATTTGCTCTTCAAGATTCAAGCAGTTGGCTATAACTGATAGCTGCCCTTTTCTTAAATAAAGCTCTTCTAGAGTCTTTGTATGCTCTATAGAATCTACTGCTTCAGCACTATCTTTTAAGTCTTCTAGAAAGAGTTTCCACCCTTCAGACCTAAACATAGCTTTTAGGTGAAAATAGTAATGCTCTAATTCTTGGTCTATCATACTGTTTCTCCCTAAGGACAGCGTTTAGTAAGTAGTGTACCTACCTATTATAACATATTAGTATAAGAAAGTCAAGTTATTTCTTCTTTTTGCTTGACTTCTTTGCTGGTTTGCTGTATATAGCGTCCCAGTTGCTTGAGAACTTAGCAGCGTCAGTCTTCCTAGTAGAGCTTCCTTTACCACCGTGTGTCTGACCTTTCATTTCTCAACGACCGCCACGGCTTTTAGGCTTAGTAGCTTTCTTCTTAGCTTTTGATTTCGGCCCAGTTACAACGCTATCTGCTTTTGATCTTACAGGATTACGTGGTGGAGCTGGGAGAGCCTTGCCTGTAACGTCAGACCACTTTCGTTCTTCTACGGGATTTTCCTTACGCGGAAACTCAGCAGACAGTTTAGGCTTCTTTTCAGAAGTAATCACAGCGTTTGGCCGCTTCTTCTTAGCCGTTACGTTTTCTTTCTTTTTAATAGGTACTTTCTTAACAGGTCTCTTAGACAGTGGAGTCTTTTTTGTTGCTTTAGGTTTCTTAGCTAAACTTGCTTTTTTATACGTTGGCATTACTATTTCCTCTTTGATTTAGCGCCTGAGCATTTCCATCTCTTGCGCGATAGGTTATTAGGTGTGTTAGGATCGTTCTGCTTTGCCTTAGATAATCCTTTCTTAATACCTAGACTTCTGGCACAGTAGCTGTCACCTTTGGAAGTCCCCGCTTTTACACGAGGGCCGCCGTCTTTAGCTTTACCTGCTTGTCCGTAGCTTACCTTCTTGCCACTAGAGGTTACTTTGACTTTGGCTTTGCCTTGTCTTGGCTTGGGCATTTCAACTGCTCCTCTAGCTTGTTTATCTTCTTCTGTAGTGTTTCAAACTGAACATTTACTTGTGCTACAACGTGCTCTAAATCTCTTGTGGTGACCATGTTATACAATCCCTTGTGGTGGTTGAGGTGTTAGTGGAGGCATTGGAGCTGCTGGAGCAGGTGCTGGCGCAGGAACTGCTCTGTTCTCTTGTACTGCTATGCCACGTTCTTTAAGAAGCTGCTCAGAGACTCTAATACGTCTCTCAAACTCTTTGTCGTCTGCATCTCCTGCTTGTAAGTTAGTGGTCACTGCCTTAATACGATCAATCTCTAACTCTTGTGGAATAGCCTGTGCTTCCATAGAAAGCTTACCAGCTCTAGCATCAGACTCTTTAGCCTGTCCGTTGAGTGCAGCCGTCTGTGACGCTTGGAAGGCCATCTGAGCTTGTTGTGCTTGCTGCTGTGCCTGCTGTGCTGCTTGCTCTTGCTCAGGGTTAGGCGTATTAGCCTGCTTTAGAGTAGCAATCAATTCTTCACGGTTAGACAAGTTCATGTTATCAATGATAGACATAACTAGCTGTGGGTACATAGGCGTGTCTGGAGACATAGTTTGCAGCAACTGTACAAGCTGTGTAACTTCGTACTCACGGGCAATAATACCCAAGGAGCTAGAAGTGTGGAACTTGTAGTCAGCTACTGGGTACATCTCAGGCTCAAACTGCATGTAACGCCAAGCTGCCTTCTCTACAAAAGGAATGATAAAAGCTTCTTGAAAGTTAATCAGAGTGCGTTTATGACGTTTGATGATTGCACCAAGCGACATAGAAACACCAGCAGCAGTAGCGTCTCCGTTAACAGAACCAGCAATACCAGCACTATCAATAGCGCCCGTTGCCGTTTGAACCATAGTTTGTAAAGCTTGTGCTTGAGCAAAGGTGACCTGACTTACTTGACCGAAGTTAAAAGGTTGTAGGATTTCAGCAGGGTTGCCGTTAGTGAGTATAACTTTTCCTGGCCGAATCTCTGGTTTAGCGCCACGAGGCATACGACTAGCGTCCATTGCCATCATAGGATGTATAGTAAGTGCTAGAGCGTCAATACGAGCACGTAGCTCAGTGTCTAACGCCTTCTGTGAGTTATAACCTTTCTCACATACACCACGACCCCAGAAACGGCTAGGGACTACATCCCACGGGAATGCCACGATAGGGCGATCTTGCATCATGTAAGGGTTCTTAGTTGCTTTAAGGAGGATACCTTTGTTAGCAATAACAACAACTGCCTCTACGTAGTAAGAGTCGTCTTCGTCTTCAGCAAACTCAACAACCTCTTCGTCTTCTGAGTTCTCTTCTTCCATAGCGGCTTCTAGCAGGTGACGAGGCACTAGACCGTAGTACTTAGTCAGTCTAACCTTGTCCTCACCAAAGGAGCTTAGGTCTTGATCTGGTTCAATCTCAAAGTCAGTAGCAGCCTCTGCAATCTCTTCGTCACGATATACACCACTTTCCTGCAACTCTTGTACCTTAAAGTGTGCTACAAACTCGTCTACAGCACAACCTAGGGCATCTTCTACAGACGTAGCTACAGGGTCTATAAGGAAGTTCTGAGGCATTACAGGGCGTAGTTTAACGCATGTACGGTCTTTAATCGTAACACCTACTGCTTGTAGCTCACCACCCATAACAGGCTGTGCCGCTGGAGCCATCTCTTTCTCTGACTCTAACACTACTTCAGCAATACCAGTACCGAACACAGCAGCGTTAATCAAGCACTCTGCCACGCTCTTACGTATCTTGTTCTTTTTAAAGTCATCGTCTAAATGGTTACGCAACATAGCAATGTCTTGTGGGTCTTGATCGTGGATGTCGTCTTTAATGTCAAACCACTTACCACGGCCAAAGGTAGCTTCCTCTAGCTCTGCTACAGACGACTCTACTGCCTGCTGGAGTGCAGGAGAGATGATCTTAGAGCGTTCTGTTAAACGTCCTTGATCTTCAGCAGCCCATTGACCACGCCATAGACGATAGTATTCATCAAACTTCTGTGAGTAGTTATCCTCGTAGTGGTCACGCCAGTTGTCACACTTAGTCATAACCCAGTCTTCAAGGGTTTGTTCAATGTTAAATTCGTCTTCTGTATCCAGCATAGTTAATACCCTGCGTATTTGTCTAGGAATTCGTAGTCTTCTTCTTCATAGTCTATAGAGTACGCAACCTTAGCTAACTGGTCAATGTACGCTAATGCATCTATTAAGTCATCGTGGACTAGTACGTTAGGGAACTGAAACAACTCATCTAAGAACTTGCTGTTCCACTCACCCTTGTTAAGTGTTATGTTACCGTGTTCAAAACGTCCTTGCAACGCCC